GCTTCAAATTCAATGTCGGTCAACCCGGTTTTTTTCAGGATATTGATTTCACCTTCATTTATCAGGTTGACCGTTTTGTTATTACCATTGATTTTGATGCTAATTTTTTCAGGGGTGACAGGAAAAAGGCATTTATCAAAATACATATCATATCCGCTTTGTGCCATTAGTCTGTACCCCCATTTGTTACTTCATCTATTGCTTCACCCATTGCATCATCTAATGCAGTGATAAAGCCATCAAGGTCAGTATCAGATGAAACATTATTGTTGTTTGTTTGGTTGATAGTTACTTCTGCGGTTGTGAATCTGTTAATTGATTCTTGTTCCGCAATGTCACGCAAATACTTCAAATCTTCTTCTGTAACATCCAAAGAATCCTTGATTTTGCCTGTGTTATCGTCAATGTTTCCAATGCTGTCACCCACACCTGAATTTGCTATTGCATCATTGAACCCTGATGTGTAATCACCCACATTAGGAATATCTGTCTGACCGAATACATCCGACAGACTAAAGTTTGAAACCTTATCAGCAATACCGTCACCCCATGCTGCACCCGCATTGAACGCATCTGATGCCCAACCGTCCTGAAATGCATCAAAGGTTGTAAAACCTTCATTGAACGCATCACTGATTGACTGGTAATCTTCTTTGTTTCCGGCTGCTTCACTTGCTTTGGCTGCATAGTCATCTGCTGCTGAACTGATACCTGAATAATCAAATTCAACAAACGGTAACTTATTCAGTGCTGCACAAATACCTTCAATGACTGAAAGTGCCGTGCTTAACAGGTTGTAAAACCATGACTGTACGTTGCAGATAGCATTGTGAAATGCCGTCATCATATTGGATGCAAGTGCTGCAATGGCGTTTCCAATACCCAAGGCAATGTTTGCCACGGTTAGACCCAAGTTCTTGAAGAACTGAATCACCACGTTCACACCACCAGTAATCACACCGAACCCTGAATTTGCAATACCTGTCATCTTTGCAATCGCATTACATACGGCAAAAATTATTGCTATAAGTGCTATAATCAGCACAATAATCCATGTGATCGGACACGCTGCAAGTGCTGCGTTCAATCCATACTGCTGTACCGTCCAAAGAAATGTTTGTCCGGCTGCAAGTGCATCTGCTGCTGCCTTTGTCGCATCAATGGCTGCTGAAATTGCAGTAATTGCGTTGACAATTCCCATGATTGCCAAATATGCCCCTAATGCAGCAATTACACCATAGATAATTGGTGCAATGATTGACCAGTTATCACCGATAAATGCCCCAACGGATGCAGCTACTTCAAACACATTCAGAAGGATATTCGCAAGGGTTGCCATTGCTTCAATAGCACCCTGAATGAAAGTCTGAAATGCTTCACTATTGGCTAAATCGTTCAGTCTTTGAAGAACAGGTTGAAATGCAATCAGTGCGGTGTTCTGCATTGACTGCCACATCTGCCCCCAAGTCATAGGCATTTCATTGAATTTGCTGTTAATGTCATCAGCAGCAGAAAAGATTGCTGCCTTGACCACATCAGCGGAAAGTTCCCCATCCGCTGCCATTTCCCTGATCTTACCGATTGGAACATCAAGATAGTCCGCAATGTTCTGAATCAGGTTAGGTGCTTGTTCAAAGATACTGTTCAATTCATCACCACGAAGGACACCTGAACCAAGTGCCTGTGATAACTGCAATTCTGCATTTGCTGCTTCTTGGGTACTTGCCCCGGCAATCGTCATCTGTTTTTGAATCAGATCAGCAAAAGCAACAACTTCTTCTGAACTGCTGAACGCATCCTTTGCGTTGTTACCGAAACGGGCAACAACATCAGCCATCTGACTGAATGAACCCCTTGCATCCTGTGCTGCTGCATATACCATGTTGACAAGTTCAGCGGTTGTCTGAACCCCGTCATTCATCATGTTCAAACGGGATGTTGTCTGAACAAGTTCGTCTGAAATGTTCAGTGCTTTCCCAACTGACTGAATACTGACATAGGCTGCAACTGCCCGTTTGATGGTATTGGTCAGTTCATTTGCCTGTTGCGTTCCGGCTGAAATTTCCTGATTGAAACGCCCCTGTTCATCCACATTGTCACGGATGTACCTTTCTGTGTTGCCAACGGTCTGTGACAAACGCAAATAGGCATCATTGGCAGCAGAAACATCCATGTTCTGCATTGCCTGATTCAGTGAATTTTGTTCCTGAATAGCCTGATTCAACTGCATACGCAACTGTTCCAGTTCTGCATTTGCATTGTCTGCCCCAACATTTACCGGGTTGTTCTCAATCTGCTGAATCCGCTGTTGAATTGCAGATAACCGCTGTTGCATGGTGTTCATATCCTGAACTGCTGCATCCGGCAGTATATCCATTCCCTGTGCGGTCTGTGAAATCCTTGCCTGTGTGGTGTTCAGTGTGTTCAACATATCGTTTGCACTCTGAACTTCTTGCTGAAATCGTTCAACACCTGTTCCTGTGAACACATCCATCCCGTCAGTGTTCCATGTGACCGGGATTTCTACGGGTTCAGGGTCAGGCGGTGCGTTTGGCTGAATTTCAGGTCTGATTGGTTCAGGATTTTCAACCAAAGGGTCAGGAAGTACCGGGTTTACATCCACGTTTATAACCTGACCGTTTCCCCCATCCACAACAGGCGGTGCAATATTAGGTGCGGTCTGTTGGCTTGCTGCTTGATTCATTGCTTCAATGGCAGCAGTTGCCTGATTGATTTCATCCCTTGCCCCTTCAAGGCTGCTTGTATCAATGTCAGCGTTCATTGACTGCTGCATATCATACATTGCAGACACGGCAAGGTTCACTGAACTGATGATGTTGTTCAACACTCCGCTGAATTGGTCATTAAGTTCAATACCTGTCTGAATAGATGACACCTGTTTCACCGTCCTTTCTTAGTGTTTTTTCTTTGCCCTTGCTTCTGCTTTTTTCTTTTCCTTCTTGTCATGCTCTGCTTTCAACTCGATTGAAGCAATCACAAAGGCTTTTTCCTGTTCATCCATATCTAAGAACACTGATGGAAGAATGTGAAGTTTTAGAAGGGCATAGTAAGCATAATTTGCTTCACCATCCCCTTCTTCAATTAGTTTTTTGCTTCATCCACCTTGTCATCAAGGTTCTTGGTAAATCCCTGAAACTTCTGCATCCACATTGTGAAGTCCTGATATTCTCCGGCATTGTCAACCATTGCATAAAGAAGTTCTTCCGGGGTCATAACACCGTATGAATCCTGTAATTCCTTATCGTAAAGGTCAGGGTATACAGTGGATGCCACAATCATCTTTGCAAGGTATTCAGCAGTTTTTACTTTCGGTCTGTAAAGGTTCGGCTTACCCTTAACCGGGACTTCAATGGTACAGGAATCACGCAACGCTTCATTTTCCTTGGAAGTAATCTGTTTGAACTCCCATTTCAGCGGTTTACCGTTTTCATCCTGTAATGTGGTTGTAGG